TGTTAAACCCCCTGTTTTGGGTAATCCGGATGTATCTGACGGAAAAGTAGTTTTGAGAGCAGTTTCTGAAAAAATATTAATGACTTCGTTTTCTAGGTTTCTAGATAGTTTGTGTCCGATATACATTTCAGGTAATTTGCCAATGGTATTGACAGCATGAATTAAATCTTGGTTAATACTAGGAATATCATTCAACAAACGTATAATTTCTTTGTTGGCTTTTTCCAGTGAAACATTTAATGGTAATTTATCGAATTTGGGAGGTGGTGTTAAACTCTTGATAGATGTTTTTTTGGGGCAACTTATTTCTTTACCAATAACAGCATAATGCAAAGGCGTGTTATTGGAACTATCTTTTCGATTCAGCAAGACTTTTTTTCTAATGAAAAAATCCACAATTTCTTCCGATTGATAGCTTGCAGCTAAATGAATCGGCCAAACATCACTAATATCTGGCAAATCCATTGGAGCATTCATCAGATCTAAATATTTCATGATTTGATATTTGATATTTGGATTGGCCACTTTATCATCTAATTCCAGAACCACATGATATGGAGTTTTTCCACTACGACTCTTGCTACTTCTTTCAACCAAATTGTATCGATTTTTGTATTTGAGAGCAAATTCTCGAATTTTATCTAAATTGGCTGTCTTAATTGTTAAAAAAAATTGTTCAACAATATCATCTGGAACATTTTTTTCCGGATTATTTATAAAAATTCTAGGTTGGTATCTAGACATTTAGCTATAATTATTAGCAATAAATTAATTAATTGTTTTGATTCAAAGTTTTGAAAATCCCAAAATAATTTATACTTAAAACATGTAACCACTTAAATATAAATTGATTATTTAATCAGAGAGATAAAAGTATCAAATCATGAATTTAATACAAAATCGCAACTCCTGTTTTGGTAAAACTTTATTGATGCCCGATATTCCAAATTGTGGTGTAAATGATAATGAGTCTGGTGAATTTCATCGAAATTTACCAGTCACAGAAACAGATCATGTCGATTTATCAGCTGCTTCGGTTGGAAATTTAACAACCAACCAATTAAACGTTGACCAAAATTTAGAAGCTCCAATGGCCAATTTGGGTGGTCTCCAAATTTTTTACGATCCAACAAACAAAACAACTTTCATTCAAAATTTGTCTAATAATTTAGTCATTAAGCAGGGAGAATTGCCCGACACAATTAAGATTACGGAAGATGGTAGAATGACGATTGCCACTAATACTCGCGTTTTGGGTAATATTAGTGGTATTGAAGGAATATTTAGTGCTGATGTGACAGCTGACAATGCCATTTTGTTGGGTAATTTAGTGGCTACTAACGCTATTCTGACTCAAAATCTCAATTTGGATGGTCTTATAACGGCTGGTGCTGGACAAATTATTGCAGAATTAAATGTCGGTGGTCCCATAACATCTGCTGGCGGTATCAAAACAAGTCATCTTAATGTCGATACTGTGGCTAAGTCTGTCTCTGTTGAAACCCAAGAAGTCATTTCTCCTTTGGACTTGACATTGAGTGCTGGCATTAATCGAATTGTCGCCGCACCTAACATTCGTTTTAATACGGAACTTACCGGATTATCATTAATCACGGCAGAAATTATGAAACTTAACAAATCTTTTATTGCCAGGAGCAACGTTATTTTACAAGCGGATATCACATGCAATGGTATTGAAATTAATATTTACAATAGTCTTCCCACAGCCAGTATCATTGTCAGAGATGTTACAGGTATTATTGTTACATTGTGTGCCAGAACCGCCTGCCACTTACTATATATTCAGGATCAATGGGTCAAATTATAAATGATTATTATTAAAATGACTCAGAATATATTGTAATTTATTTTTCGACTTAGTTTAGTATACATCACAATCTATGACTTTGCATTCTTAGTTGCATTCTTGGCTGCTCGTTTTGCGGCAGCCCGCTTGATTGCTCTTCTGGCTCGTTTAATAGCTAGTGGAACACATTTAATCTTTTTGTGAGTGGATTGGGTGGATTGAATAATGATTGGATCAGATTGGACATTCGATTGGGTATCGGAATTGACACCAATATTAACATCCGTTTGGGCATCAGAATTGATGTCAGATTGGACATCCGTTTGGATATCGGTATTGACATCAACTTGGGCATCAGCTTGAACATCAGAATTGACATCAGAATTGACATCTGTTTGGACATAGGTATTGACATCAACTCGGGCATTAGCTTGAATATCAGAATTGACATCCGTTTGGACATCGATACTGACATCAACTTGGGCATCAGCTTGAATATCAGAATTGATATCAGAATTGACATCCGTTTGGACATTGGTATTGACATCAACTTGGGCATGAAATTTAACATCGGAATTGGTATTGGATTGGATATCCGAATCGATATTAGATTGAGTATCAAAATTAACATCGGAATTGACATCAAAATTGATATCAGATTGGACAATCGGTTGGACAACAGGTTCAACATAAATGGGAGTTTCCAAGTGATTTAACATTGGATCATAACCAAATAATTCAAAATCTTTTTGATAGTATTGGAAGATTTGTTTCTTGGCATTGTCTGTTAGGAGAGACATATAATCTATTTTATTCCGGAAAGTGACATTGGCCACAATATTAAAATCATGAAAGCCATTTGCTTGCATTTCTTTATTAAGATTTTCCATTCGCATAATAATGATACGTTCACGAATATGATTATCTGCTTCCAAAAAAACATATTGTGGCCAGTTATGATTATCCTGGATCAGTTGATTTTTAATAAAAATACCGACTTGTTTTTCAATTTGTTCCGGCGAACTTGTTTTTTTGATATCTTTTCTCCAGAAAAGAGCCGATACAATGCGATGATAAGGATTTCTGACAACTGTCAAAATTTTGATGTTGTTTAAATTCGTGGTATCAGACAAGTTCACGACACATTTTGGGATACTGGCAATTTCTTTCAATGTACAATGTTGGAGAGGATGTTGGATGCCAGTCTTAGGATATATACCAAATAAATAATTTTTTATTTTGGCAGTTTTATATTTTTTCATAAAATATTTTTCTATACTGGTTCCACCTGTTTTCGGAATATGAATAAATAGTATGTTGGCTTCTGGAAAGAATGGCATTGTTATATATATCGGTTCAAAAATTTTTAATTTTTGAACTGATACTTTTTGAATTGATATAATTAGCATAATTGAGCGAATTATTGATTATAAGCTACAGGTTCTTGATTGTTGTTGGCCCAATTACCTTGATTTTGGGTCCATAATTTATACCAACCTTCACTACATGAGCTCTTGGGAAGACAAGTGTTTTGTTGCAATATATGTTTTCTTTCAGCATCCAAAAATTGATGACCATATTTTTGCATAAAATTGCGGAACTCGTTTGGACTCGTGAAGCCATTTAATTTACGCATGGCTTCTGTCAATTCGTTCGTTGAATTATAATAAGTAATGAAACGTCCATCAGACATAATTGCCGGGCAACCATCACCATAATAAACATTATTAGCACCTCGTTTTCTGGTGGCACAAATAGAACACCAGGATCCATGATTGGCCAATTCTCCTGTCACAAAATTTTTTTTACAAGATGGACAAGTTCTGTTCCCATTATTGTTATAACCACTAATAAAAACAAAATGACATTCGGGACATTCTTCTTTTGTATATAAATTATTGCTTCTTGGATTCATTTATTTAATACAGTGAGATTTTATAATTACGTCGTAAATTTTTATATAACAATCAATGTTATGATTGGATTCGTTGGATTCGTTTGATTCTGCCAAAAATGTCAATATGATATATGAGATATTATGAATCGTGATACAAATGGCCCATCCATATATCAACCAGTTAAATACGGTGTTATTATTCTGTCACTCATTATCATTTTTGTTATCATTCCCATTACAATTATTTTAACTGTTCAAAAAACAAAAAATCGTAAACAGAAACAATCAGCTCCAATCAATTTGATAAATAATCCGACAAACACACCAACAATAAATTGACCAAAAATTATTTCGATTTACGAGCACCTTTTTTGGGCAATTTTTTGGTGACTTTTTTAGTTTGATTTTTATTAGTTTTCTTGGTCAATTTTTTGGGCGATTTGGGAGTGGATGGAATATCGGACAATTCCTCCGATGGCATATTTTGATATTTTATTGATTCTGAGATACTTTTGATGGCATCTTCGTTAATGTCAGAATCTTTAATGGTACTTGGCATGACGGAGGAAATATCTAATTTTCCGCCATCCGTGATGGTATCCAAATTATCTAAATTGTTCAAATCGTTCAAATGATTCAAATTATTCAAATGATTCAAATTATTCAAATTATTCAAGTTATCCAAATGATTTATTTGGTTTAGACCATCCAAAATTTCTTGGTAATCATCATTTTTTTTTGGCATGTGAGATTCCAGTTTAGATTCACATTGCAAGTTGGTTAAATTTAAATTAATACTATCGGAATTTTCTTCGTCATTTCCATCCGGATGTTTATGATAGGGTGAATTCGTATGTGTTCGAACATTTGGCAAATAATTTTGTTGGTTTTCGAATTTGGTAGAGTCAAAAATTCTGGAACTAACGTATTTAGCGTTTGAATTTTTTGCATCCGATGAATGGAAGGATGATGATGGTAATGTCATATTTTGTTGGGATTTCATTGATTGGTAAGATGGTAATTTCTGAAGCAATTCATGTGCTTCGGTGTCGGACAAATCAGTATATTTTGCACTAAAATTACCATTTTTAACCATGTCGGATCTATAAGTAATAGACATTGCAGGCGAATCTATTTTATAATTAGCAGTTTTATTCTTGGGAAAAACATTATTCATTTTGTTTTCGATAGCATTAATTCTGGATTCTAACGACATTGTTTTTTGATATGTGGGCAAAAGTAGTTTCTTGCAATTAGTGATTTCACTATAAAAGTAATACAGAATCAACAAACAAACAATAGCGCCAATTATGATTAAATATTTCATTTTTATCATGTTTATATATTTTATAAACTATAAAATACCAACGTTTTGAACTAAAATACTATATTAATTGACCGTATCAAACTCTTTAGAAAAATTGAATAAATTATTGCCAGTATTATGGTATAATTAATATTTCATATTAATTTGTTTGATAAATAGTTATGGCAAAGGTTACTGAACCATCAATGTTCCCCGGACTGGAACAACATGTGATTCAAAAATGGCGGGATAATGCTATTGTGAAAAAAATACTGGAACGAGTATCAAGTTATCCAGAAAAATTTTTCCTGGACGGACCTCCTTTTGCCACGGGTACGATGCATTATGGTCATATACTTGTTTCGACCGTGAAAGATACCATGGCCAGATATTTCACCATGAATGGTTTCAAAGTGGATCGTCGTAATTCTTGGGACACGCATGGTGTTCCCATTGAAATGCTCGCTAAAAATGAAATTGGTTACCATACCAAAGAAGAATTGTTGTCATATGGTATTGACAAACATAATCAAATTTGTCGACAACTAATATTGAAATGTGCTGGCCAATGGTATACAGATTTCGAAAGAATTGGTAGGTGGATTGACATAGATCGCGAATACAAAACCATGGATACAAATTACATGGAATCTGTTATTTGGGCGTTCAAGCAACTCTATGAAAATCACATGATTGTCCAAAAATATACCGTCATGCCCTACTCCACTGGTTGTGCTACGGTTTTGTCTCATTTTGAAGCCAAACAAAATTACAAAGAAATAAGTGATCCATCTGTTATTTGTTGTTTTACAATTGTTTCCACAGAGCACGCTGTGTTTCAACCCAGAACTGACTATCCAACAAATATTTTGGCCTGGACCACCACACCCTGGACATTGCCCAGTAATATGGCCATATGTGCCAATCCAAACAGTATCATAATTTATGCTTTCGACAAAAAAATGCAATATTATGTATTGGTCAGCAAAGATAAATTTATGACCTCGATGACAAAATTAAAATATGGTGATATTAAACGATTTGAAATTATTTCGGAATTGCCAGCATCTGATTTGGCCAACATAGAATATAAACCACCATTTCCGGAATTTTATTTCAGGGATGAAAGTCAACTCATTACGGAACGACCATTTCGGATCATTTTGGACCAATTTGTGATTGAAGGAGAAAATTTTGGTACCGGATTTGTCCATTGTGCTCCGGCTTTTGGTCCGGAAGATTTCAAGGTTTGTTGTAGTTGTCACATTATTGATGCCCGTAATACCAAAAAAAATTTAATTAATCCCATTGACGATAATGGTTGTTTTACCAAAAGTTTTTCTCGATATGCTGGTATTTATTTTCGTGATGCCAATGTTATGATCATTAATTATTTAAAAGAAAATCATCTTTTGTTTGAATCCGGACGCTATACTCATACATATCCATTTTGTTATCGCACGGATACTCCACTTATTTATCGAATTGTGGATGCTTGGTTTTTGGAAGCTTCTAATGAAATTTTTAGGGAAAAAATGTTAGCCAACAATAAAAAAATTAATTGGTTGCCGTCCCATGTTGGAACCAATCATTTTGATAACTGGCTTCAGGGTTCGGTTGACTGGTGCATTTCCCGAAGCCGGTATTGGGGCACGCCTATTCCGATTTGGCAATCGGCAGATGGCGAAGAAACAATTTGTATTGGATCAATTGCAGAATTGGAAAGTTTATCGGGTCAAACAGGCATCACCGATTTGCATCCAGAACACATTGACCATATTAAAATTCCATCCAGACAGGGACGAGGTATGTTGTCCCGAGTGAGCGGCGTACTGGACTGTTGGTTCGAATCGGGTTCTGCTTCCTTTGCCCAGTTCCATTACCCATTTGAAAATATGAATGCCATTCATCCAGACAGAGATTACTTGGTGGATTTTATTACGGAATCCAAAGACCAAACACGAGGTTGGTTTTATACACTGACGGTTTTGGCTACCGCACTTTTCGATAAACCAGCTTTCCATAATGTCATCGTAACAGGTATTGTCAATGGCACCGATGGACAAAAAATGTCCAAACATAAAAAAAATTATCCTGATCCCAACATTATTATTAATAAGTATGGTGCGGATACACTCCGATTTTATTTATTATCAACTCCGGTGGTTAAAGCAGAATCCGTTAAATTCAATGAGGATGACCTATATAAAATCCAACAAAATTCCATTTCAAAAGTTTACAACATGACTTTGTTCTTGTTGGAAAAAATTAAAGTATATCAGTTAGAATATCCTGATGATCATATTATTTTGCCGCAAATTAGTTCCTTGGATGAAATTATTGATCCGTTGAATAAATGGATAGTTAACAAAACTATCATTTTAGTTGGTCAATTGGCACAATGTATGGACAATTATTTGGTAACTTATATTGCACCAAAAATTCTGACTCATATTGACCAGTTAACTAATTGGTATTTGAAAATGTCTCGCGAACGAATGAAAGGTACATCTGCCAAGTATTTTGAAAAAGTCAGTCAAAATATTTGGAAGGAATTATTAGAAACATTATTGTTTGTGTTGGTCATGTTAACCAAGGCATTGGCCCCGATAATGCCATTTATTACGGAAACCATTTATGACATGTTGCGACCGTACATACCTGGTGCTTTGGAATCTGTCCACTTTGAATCTTATCCCGATACCGATACATTTGTATGTGATTATGAGTTGGAAAAAAAATTTAGTTTGGTTCAACAACTGATCGTCCAAATTAGAAATTTGCGCGAGAAATGTAAACTTGAGGTTCGCCGACCTCTATTATTGGCCAAAATTGGATCAGTTGACATAAATAATTTGCACGTTATTGAGGACGTGTTGTCATATATCAAGTCTGAGGCCAATGTTTATGATATTGAACTAATAGATATTGACCACATGATAAAACCTACTGTCCGTGCCAACATGGTGGTGCTGAAAACATATCTAAAACAAAATGACCACATTAAATTCATCAAACATATTTTGGATTTTATTGATCAAATGACACCGGAACTTATTGTTCAAACAATGATAAATGGACAGATCATAGAACCCCAAACGGGTATTATCTTGGATCATAATCACTTGGATATAAATTATGAATTGGTCTCGATGGATTCTGACTTGGTGGTTAGTTTCCGTAACAATATGTATGTGGAAATTGATATCACAGAAAATGATAAAATCAAATCAGAACATCTAACTCGGTCAATTAAAAGTGTCATCCAACGACATCGAAATAAATGTCACTTGGAGCCTTGGCAAACCATTACGCTTTATTATCATGCTGAAACCAAATCAACTTTGCATGAATTTATTAATGCTAATCTGGCTACTTTTACAAGTGCAAATACTGAGTCCATTCATTATGTTGACACAACTTGTTTTACTCCAGAGGGATATGAAAAGTACAATATTGTGGGTGAGGAACTTTACTTACGAAAAGTATTAAACACTGAATGAAAAATATTTGCATATTGAAATATATTCTGATTAATTAAAATATATTGAAATGTATTCTAATTAATCAAACTCAGTTCGTACTAAAATCCACCTCCAACAGACCATTCGTCAATGGTTCAACCATGGGACAAGTTCGACATCTTTCGTTGGTGATACAAATGGGTACGGTGTCATAATCTTGATACCATAGTTTGGGCGATAAATAAGTATAACCATATGGATCAGAATTTTTTCCCGTATTTTTTGGTTTGGGATTGATTGTCGAGGCAACAATATTTGGGCATTGGTTGGGTTGATTTGTTTGATTTGGTTGGTTGAACTCATTTGGGTCGTCATTTTCTTCTTCCGTAACCAATATGTCATAATTTGATTTAAATGTTGACAATTTATTATCAACAGATTGATATTTTTCCGCTGATTTTTTTCGCCGACAACCAATATCTTGTCCTGAAATAAATATGACGATTAACATAATTGCCAAAATAATCAAAACAATTTGAATATTCGATAATTTATTACCAACAAAAGCTTTCAATAAAAAAAATATAATGATGGCCAATGCTAAAAAAATTAATAAATGTTGTGAGCTCAACATGCTTTGTACCTATATTAACTAAATGTGAGATATTAATTATAAGGACCTGTTTTATGATTTTGGTTTGTTACGATTATTGAAACAGTCATTAATTCCCGGAACTCGATCCGTGAAAATAATTTCAATAAAATAACCAAGGGCAATAAATGTAGTGATAATAATTGTTATGGTCAAGTTTTGTTTGGCAGGCGTGGCTGCTGTATTAATCAAAGGACTCGTTGTCCAAACTAAATCATTATATATGGAATATCCCACCACGGCTATCAGAGATGCTTGCAAACTACTTTTGGCAATTTTACCAACATCTATCAAGCATTTTTTGAACAAAGTGGTAATGAGACCAACAATAAATTCAAAAATAAAT